AGAAAATACCACAGCCGCCAAATGTATGTATAACGTAGCTAACTTCTATATCCGGAATACGATGACGGGGATACGGAAGTCCCCGGAAGAAAGGACTTCCCATGAAACAGAGGTTCTTCATTATGTCTTTACTGGGATTCAGAAAGCAAATGCTCATAGCTATGAAGTATACTGTAAAAAACGGGAGAGATACAAAAAGACTGGCGGTATGGCTGGTGCTGTTGCGATGTCAAAGCTAAAGTACAAGGTTGTTCCTTATCCGACAAGGGATGAATGGTTCTTATCTTATACGGTATTAGATGCTATCTTTAAGTATACAGACCATCCAACCTACCGGCGGATGAACAGCCAGGTTAACCAGAATGCAATAAAGAAGACTGTTAAGAGCTGGAAGTCTTATTTCCAGTTACAAAAAGACTATGCTATCCATCCAGAGAAGTATAAAGCCCGTCCGAGGATACCGGGCTATATTAAGCAGCCCGCTATGACAGCCGCTTATACAAACCAGACAGCGAAATTTATCCGTAAAGATGGGCATGTTTACCTGCGGTTCGTGAATCACAAGCCGCCTGTGCTGATCGGGAAAGAGTCCCTGTATTCCGGTATGACTTATGTAAAGACAGAGGTGAAGCCGCAGTATGGTGGATACAGCATTCTGCTCACTTTTAAAGAAGACATAGTTCTTCCAGAAGTGCCAAAATCTCCAAAACGTATCCTTGGGATTGATGTGGGCGTGGATAACTTCTGTGCGGTTGCCAATAACTTTGGAGACATACCGTTTTTAATCAAAGGCGGAGCCATAAAATCAATGAACCAGAACTTTAATAAAGAAAGATCCAGACTTCTTTCCGAAGTCACGAAAGGCAGTGACAGCACTCATTCCAAGAAAGAGACCAAACGGCTCCATGCACTCAGCCGGAAACGGGAGACACGCCTGCGGGATTTTTTCTACAAAACAGCGTGGTATCTTGTCCGGTACGCAAAACAGCAGCAGGCAGAAGTTATCGTTGCCGGACATAATGAAGACCAGAAGCAGAATATCTGCATTGGAAGACAGAATAACCAGAACTTTGTCTCCATTCCGTTCTGCCGGTTTCTGGATATCCTTCGGTATACCGCTGCAAAAGCAGGGATACCGGTTGTGCTCCGAGAAGAGAGTTATACATCAAGAGCAAGCCTGCTGGACTTAGATGTCATTCCTGCCTATAAAAAAGGTGATACGACAAAGCACACTTTTTCTGGAAAGAGAGTACGCCGAGGCCTATATAAAACAGACAGGGGTCTTTTCATCAATGCCGATATCAATGGAGCAGGGAACATCCTGCGTAAAGAATATCCATATGCTTATGATGGACAGGAACTAAGCTATCTTTATGAGACAACGAAAGTGGTATCCTATACTGATATCTACATTGGAGCAAAAAGCTTGTGTAACGAGAGATATAATGGTAAGAATCATCAGTCAGGAATAGGGAGTCGTGCGAACCACCAGTATAGAAAAGAAAGGCGGCATCGTTACCGTAGCCTATGGGGAAAGTCAAGAGCCGCTTAAATAAAAGTAATCCCTGTCACAAGGGATAGAGGGGTTGTGTTCCCCCAGCGAGGCGAAAGTCTCGTAAAGAAGCCGCGGTCAACTTCAGTTGCCCGTCGGTGTATCACGCACAGGTGACATAGAATTCCCTCCGACGCAAGTTGGTGGTGGGAACTTCAAAAGAAAGGAAACCAAAATGACAAATGAAATAATTGAACTACTGGAACAATCTGAACATGGCATCATTGCCATTAATGAACCAAATATATTTCTGGATGTCTGTTTGCCGGCTGAAGGATATGTATCGGATGTCGCAATCTGGTATGATGATAATAAAAAACGCAAAGCAATATCCATCTACAAAGTAGATTATCAGAAAGAAGAAAACACACAAAATCAAGTAGTTGCCAGAGCAAAAGCAGTACATCATTGTTTTGCGATATATAATGCTCTTGGGTTAAACAATAATCATGCAAAAGACCCATTTCGGTCGAAAAAATTTATAAAGTTTTATAAAAATATTTGCGATTGTTCAAAAACGGTTTATGTTGTAGTGGAACAGTGAAAAAAATAGCGGAGATTCATCGCTTATTAGTCAAGCAAAATATGGAATGAGGTAAAAATGATGTATACAATATTACTACCAATTCATCCGGATTATGTAAAAAATATATTTAATGGAACAAAACGATATGAATTCAGAAAAAGAATATGTAAAAAACCTGTGGATAGGATATTAATCTACTCTACGTCTCCCGTTATGAAAGTGATGGGAGAAGCTGAAATTGAGGATATTCTTGTTGATACTCCAGAAATCATCTGGGAAAGAACAAAGGAAAAAGCAGGAATTGATAAGAGATTCTTTGATCGATATTACGCAGGCAGAAACCAGGCAGTCGCTTATAAATTTAAAAATATCACTGAATATAAAATGCCAAAAGAATTGAAAGATTATGGGATAAGTAGAGCTCCGCAGTCTTTTCAGTATGTTAAGTAGGTCTTATTGGGAAGATTATAGGTTAAAAGGAGCAGGATGTTAAGTGAAAAAATGGATAAATGTGGAAGGAATTGGACAATTGTATCTCGAAAAGATATTGGTTACATTCGACATTCCTATCTTGTTCGTATGCAGTAATGGTAAAAATAAAAAATATTTGTGTTTAAATATCGATGATGAGGATGGAACAACAGTAATTGCAGAAATCAGTGAGGCAACATTAAGTGCCATGCAGCAAAACAAAATACCTATGGAAGCTGTTTATCGACAGGCTATTGGAAAAAAATTAATAATTGCAAAATATGATGGAAATAGTAAGAAAATCATCTCAGAAGTAGAAAATTCGGAAACGGTAGCAGCGAATTTTCTTCCACAAAAAGGAAAATTTTTATGTGAAAAAGAGTAAAATTAAGAAAAATACTAAATATAAAAATGCAGTATATTTTAAGGTATCAAACTGGTAGTTATGCATGGGGATCTAATTAATTTGTAAGTAAAATAGGAGATTTATTTATGAAGAATAATAGATTAATAACATTTTTATTTTATTTTTTTCTAATTGTATGTATAGTATTTTTAATATTGGATTTTATGTCAATAATTAAAATCGATAATGCAATAAAAGGAGGAATTTTTTTAATTACTTTGACTGTTTATATTTGTAGATGGAAACGGAGGGATTATAAAGCAGGAAGAAGATAAAATTTTGTGTTTGAATGTATATGATAAAAGTAAATCATTACTTCTCATTATTTTCTTTCCTCCCTTTCCTATAAAACATAACAAACATAACTAGCATTAATATCCCTATAGATAAAAAAATTAAATTACGTCCAACAAGATATGAAATGAAAAAACAGATAGATGCTATAATATAAATTAAACTAGCAATTATATTTTTATTTATCTTCATATCTTTCACCTCCAAAACTATTTTTAGTATACATCTATCCAACGTAGTCGTCAATAAATACATGAGGATATATGGTTCTACAAACAACTTGTCATAAAAATCAGAATAATATTCAAAATTATTATTATTTTTTGTGCAAAACAAAGTTGGCTTCTCCCTTTAAAACATTATTAACCGGAACACGTTAATAAATATATTATTGTGCCATATAAACAATAATTTTGTGTACACTGACGATGGTATTTGCCGGAGATTGTGTTATAGTAATGCCATGAAATAAATACGAAACAAGCAAAGGTGCAATAACAGCAAACGCTGGGATTGCACCTTTTTCTTTTACAATTAAAGGAAAAATTCGATATGTTAAGAGAAGCGAGGCAGACGAGAATGCGATTAAGATTGCAAAAGCGTACACAGGAAGAGATAATATCATTTGCTTTTCCAGAAGTTCAGCAGCAAACATTCCTGTAAACATGGAACTTTGCAAAAAAATGTGCTTGGATAAAGACAACTATTCCGTATCCATTCCACTTGGTTCTACGATCAACATGGATGAAGCAGCAATCACAATCACAGTAATGACATTAGCAGCCGCACATACACTTGGAATCAGCGTAAGCATTCCAACAGCAATCGTATTAAGTATCTTAGCAACACTTTCCGCATGTGGAGCATCAGGAATCGCCGGAGGTTCCCTCCTGTTAATCCCTGTAGCATGTTCCCTTTTCGGAATCTCCAATGATATTGCCATGCAGGTAGTAGGTGTAGGATTTATCATCGGTGTAATTCAGGATTCTTGTAAGACAGCCCTGAACTCATCTTCTGACGTATTACTGACTGCAACAGCAGAATTTATATATTAGGGAAAGCATCTTTTTTCTTTGGGAAGAACCGATAGAGGCATGGGATTTTGGACCGGTTGTGCTAGAAGTATTTGAAGAATATGAACGATATGGCGGATTAGATATTCCTACAATCACCTAGCATGTTCGATTTGCAGAATATTTTTCTGATAATGCAATGAAAGTAGGAAAGGAAATTTAAATAACAAAATAAGTAAAAGAAAGGTCAGTTTTATCTGATCTTTTTTTTCTGCAAAAATTTTTTGATTCTGTCATCCTAATAGTGTATAGGATTTTGTAATTCTAAAAACAAACAGTTACTCAGTGAGATAAGCAAAAGGAAAAGATATCACCTTAAACGCTTTCATCTCGGTCATCGAATGGATGAGAATTCCTGTTTGGTATCTTACAACAAATCAACAATCATCAAGAAAAGGAGAAAATGAAAATGTTAAAGTCAAAGTTAAAAAATTTTAAACAGACATTTGTGGTATTTTTGTGTTTTATGATGTGTCTTAGTCTTTTTACCCCAGTATCGACTTTTGCTAAATGTTCTCACAAAAACACTACATGGAAAACTATTCAAAAGGCAACATGTAAAAAAGAGGGTAAAAAGATTAAAGTCTGTAAAAATTGTGGGAAGAGTTTAAAAACAAAGAAGATCAAAAAAACTGACCATCTTTATTATTTAACAAATTACAAGCCTACTTGTACAACGCCCCAGTTTGTATATCACAAGTGTAAATATTGCGGTAAGTCTTACACAGAAAGAGTTGGTAAGCCTTTAGGTCATAAATGGTCGAAGTGGAAAATTGATACAAAAACATTATTTAACAAGAACACTAAAGCTGTACGCATTTGCAACAGATGTAAAAAGGTAGAAAGAAAAAATGCCAAAGATATTAAAAAATAATGTTAGCAATATGATAAATATTCATACGGCAACCCGAGAGTATGACCGTTGGAAACTAAGAGAAAAACTCCCAGGCAAAAGTTCCTGTCCGTGGCGGCGATGCCCCCACACCTGTCTATCGTTGACCTGAATGTAGTTTCTCTTTCTGCGGAGAGAGGGACTAAGTTCGGGCTGAATCTATTGCCACCAAATAGCTCTATATTTTAAGACTCCATATCATTTTGATATGGAGTTTTTTATGTTGTCAACAAAAATATCATTCTACTACCGAGATAAAAAAATGATGAGAAGGAGGTTTAAAGATCAAGATTATCTCTGAAAAAACAAAATAAAGAAAGAAGGAAAAAATGAAAGTTATAGCAATACTCTCCGTTGATGAAGATGTATTAAATGAAGTTAAAGAGGGTGATGAGACTACTAAAGTGGTCTCAGAGTTTGCATGGCTGCATGACTCTGGTATTATCCTGGATGAATGTCATGATCTGGAAAACTCAGATATAGACAACGTAACTGACGAATATCAGCTTCTTATCTGGAATAAGGAAAAAGAAGAATATAGTCCTGTGAGGCAATGTCAAAAAACACTAGAGCAATGTAAGCAATTGGCTGAAGTATATCTATCTATCGCAAATCCTCATGTGTACGATTTAGCCAAACATAAGATTTGTAGAAGAAAAATATACACGCTTTATGGAGACAGAACAGAAGCAGAATGACAAACGAGGAGGAAATGAAATGGGAGCTATTGTTAATGTAGAAGGAACGGTAACTGTTAAAGAAAAAGATATGGTAAATGAAGTGGAAAGTCTGATTTCAAGGCAAGTATCGAGCAAGGATATGAATTTAACATATGAGATTGTAAATGATACTACTTTGTATTTACATGAAAAAACATCGTATTGGAGTGAGTCGGATCTGTTGGATATCCTTAATACAATCCTTCCCTATATAAAAGAAGGTGAGCTGGCTTATGTTGATGAAGATCATTCCCATTTGAAATATCTGTATAACGAAGAAAATAATAAGTGGGAAGTATTAACAAGAAGACTCATCTATGCAAAGCCTGATAAAACAGATGATATGGGAAAAGATGAGCATAAAGCACTAACAGTAAAAGACCTCTTATATCGCACTGGTGGAAATACAAAAGTAGAGATTATCGGGATTGACAACTATGACCATCTTTCTATTAGTGAAAATAACCATTCTCTCTGGAAGGGATTTGTAGATGATTATAATTCTGTATTTCCACCGTATGGACATCAAAAGGTAGAATATTTAACAGTTATGAATGGAACCAATCTGTTAAAACTCTATGTTAATATCAGTCCTTTCTCAGCAAAAGAACAGATAGAAATAGAGAATATTAAAAAGTATTTCCATTTTTGTACATTTCCGGATGATGGAGCAGAGAGGCTTTATCGAAGATATGGAAAGAAAACGGAAGAGTATGTACAGAAGCACTCTTTAGAGGATTTAGATGCTCTGATTGCAGAAACGCGAGAGGTTGAGTAGGAGAAAAAAGATGGGTATGAGAGTAAGGGTATTTGAATGTCTTAGAGAAAAGAATATGTCTCAAACAAAATTAGCGGATGAAACCGGTATAACGAGACAGACGATCAGTAATTTTTTACATGGCAAGCATTCTCTTCGTCTCAATGCTGCCGTAAGCATTGCGACAGCGCTGGATGTATCAACAGATTATTTGTTTAACTTAACAAATGAGCCTAAAAGAAAAACGAATACGAGTGTAGATATATTCCCGCAAAAATTAAAACAGGTAATGATTAAAAGGAATATGAAAGAAAAAGAACTGGCTCTTCAGACCGGTATTTCTGTATCAACGATATATCAATATATAGATGGAAGAATGCTGCCGACAATAGGAGCTTTTTTAACAAAAAATCTTTTATAAAATCTGTCCGATCTTCTCAAGAGATTAGATAAAAAATATTTCTACAGAAAAATCGAATAAGCGAGATTTCTGTCATACTATATAAGAAAGGAGGACAGACTTTATAAAAAAACAAGAATTCCCCTGCCTCTTTAGGCTGTGGGATGAATTACAAAATTCGTGTAACGTCAGTGGTGGGCGGAGAAACGGTATCCCCCACTGACATGAAGTTAATCCCTGCCGGAAGAAATGCCGGCATTCAGCCTCTGCATAAAGGATACCGGCTATGGATTAAAACAACTATCGCAAAAGTATTAGATATACCAACAGATACGCTTTTATGTGTAGGAGGGGAATAAGATGATGACGGACAAGGAATGTAGATTAATGAAAATTGCGATGGATGCGAGCGAGGTATCCATTGCAGCACTGCAAATGGCACAAGCAAACGGCTACCTTAAAACGAGAGAAGCAAAAAGCCGGCTTTTAGATGCGATCGTTTCTTTGAATTTTGCGATAAATACAAGTGTATTTGATGAAAAAGATATCGCTTATATGGCTGCAAAATATAGGAAAATGGAGGAAATGACTGACAGCGGATTAAAACAAAACAAAAAACGAAAGGATATCATGTAATATTCCGGGATTATATTGAGCTTCGCACGGACGGATAGAATTTCTGGTCTAGGAAGAAAAAGGAATATATCATGAATGAAAGAGAATATTCAGACGATGTATGGCATTTGATCTGCGATAACTTTATTGATGCCAAATACCAGATGATGTGCCTGCGGTGGTGTGCCAGAGGGTTAACGATAAACGACGCAATTAAGAAAGTAAAGGTGGATATCGAAGTATCCGAAAACTGTATAGGAAGTAGAAAATATTAATGATAAAAGGAGATAAAAATGCAGGAAAAAGAATTAGCAATAAAAAGAGAAACTATTATAAAAAAATAAAAGAAATCTATTAATAGAACACAAAGAGGAGTTAAGAAATGAAAATTATAACAACTTTGGAAAAAGAAACTACATTTACAGAAATCAAAAAAGCTCTTTCAAACGGAACAGCAAGAGAACTTTTTGGTGGAGTTGGAAGCATCTCTGTCGAAGTAGAAGAAATAGGAACAGTTATCTTTGACATCATCGGATACGACAGCGAGAAGCTTGTAGACAAAGATAGCAAGCACAGCATGACGCTATGGATGCGCGATTTGCTCTTTGATGAAATGGCATTTGACGAAGAGGACAGCAATAGATGGGAAAACTCAAGCCTTCGCAAGCATATCAACAGCGATGCATTCGTTGAGCGCTTTGAGCCAGGATTTAGAGAATTACTTAGCCCGGTTTACAAAAGAAACGGCGATAGAGCAGATACAGAAGATATCTTCTTCTTGCTGTCAAAAGAAGAACTGGAAGACGGCTATTATGAATTTGTTAAAACCGAGCGTGATTGCGTGAAAGCGAACAAAAAAGGAGAAACAGACTGGCACTGGACGCGTAGCGCGAATCTTGGCCCCGCTGGTAACACTTGGTATGTGGGTGCTAGTGGCACCGTTGGCCACTACGATGCGATCTGGGCGTATCGCTTCTCCCTGGCTTGTGTAATCTCAGCGTAGCACAATCTTACAATCGTGCCCCGCTGCGCAGGGGCACAGAAACTGGTTGTTCATATCTGGAAACTGCATATCGTATCATAAAAAAATAATAGTAGATATCTTGAGATCATTTGAAAATACCTCTATGCAAAAGCATAGGGGTATTTTTTATTATGTTCCACAGTCTGACATTCTATTTTTGAGATAATTTATTGACGAAAAGGAGGGAAAATATTTCATGTCAATATCTCGAATCAATCAAGGAAGAAGGGATTATATAAGAAAAAGGAAAGTTTAACAGAAAATCTTTTCATAAAATCCGACCGACCGGTAAGAAATTAGAAATACTTATACAGAAAAATCGAACCAGCCAAATTCCTGACATACTATATATGAAAGGTAAAAGGATTTTATAAAAAGCAAGGATTCTCCTGCCTCTTAGGCAGTGAGATGAATTGAGTAATTAACTAACGGCAGTGGCAGGAAACGGTATCCCCTACTGACAAGAGGTTAAGTCATGTCGCCATAAATACGACATGTCAGTCGTTATTTTTATAGCGACTGTGGATTAAAACAAATCGTGGAAGTTACTATCACAGAAGAAAAGGAGAAATAAGAATGAATATAGAAAATATATCAAAAGAAAAAGGTGAAGTTCTTGTAAGGTTAAGTAAGGATGATCTTGTAGGCATATGTAATGCTTTATATAGACAGACTGAAGAACAAGAAAATAAAGAAAATATTCTGCAGCTTTATAGCGATATGATGATGGCGCGAGATCTTTGTCAATATGGACATATTGATGACGTTTGTTTGCAAAATATCGTCAAATGCCGCAGCGGTATAAAAGGAGTTTTATCTGCTACTGATATTCAATCTTTCAATGCGTATCTTGAGGACAATAATATTCCGGACGCATTTAAAAATTCCGACTGGGTTCGGATTTATAAGCGCATTGTCGGGGATTTTAGATGCAGTGATACACTGGCAGAATGGATGAAAGAATAATGTTTTTGTTCAAAAAAGTCTATACAAAAGCGTAGGGAAATTTTTGTTTAACAAATAAATGTAAAAAAGACTCAGAAATTATCAGTAAGGTGGAGAAAAAATGACAAGAGGATATTTTGTAGAAGAAAAAGGAAAAAAGATTTACGGTGCAAAGATCAAGTCAGATGCGTATTTATCCGGTATTGGACGTTGTATCATCGAAGCTTTTGCCAAAGGTGAAGAAAAAGCGTACATGAAAAAACTGCGACAGGAAATGGATGAGAAACAAAGAGAAGATTTAGATCAATATATTTGTCCGGAATGGTATCGTATTACGAAGAAATCAGAAAAAGATGCACATGTACAGGAATATGGATATGTATTAAAAGGGAATCTTCTTAAGGTATATAACTATGGCAAATTATTTATCACGATAACCAGAGAGACTGCTACAGAGTGGGTATATTTATGTGATAATGAACATTTGATCAATGATTCATTGTTATATTCTGATAAAAAGCTCAGACATGAGTATTCAAAGGAGTTTTCAGTATATCGTTACCTGCAAAAACAGTTAGATGCTGGAATAAAAGCGGTGGATATTGTTTTTCCTGTAAAAAGGTACAGTTATATGGATTTAAGTGACAATCATACGATGGATGTATGGCATCGTTCGGATGCTCCAGCTTACCTTAAGTTTTTGAAATTTAAAGATATTGCGAATGAGATTAAATTTATTGCTTCACTGGAATTTGGGAAGTGGGAAGTTGCGATTCAGTTGCCTTATATTCGTATCCCCTTATCTGTCCAGCCAGCAAGAACTGAAACGGGAGTGATGAAAAATCTGCGAGAATATATCAAAAATAATGAAAATGCATTACGGGATTTTCTCTTAGTAAGTAACAAATATGATGAAGTGAAAAAACAGATGATCTCAGATTTTGGGATAACCAGTATAACAGATGTTGAAGTAAATAACATGAAATCTTTTGGCGATTATATAAGACAGTTTGAAAACTATGTAAAAGACAAAAACTGGCTGTTTCAATCCTCGTATTTTTCTGTTAATAAAGCTATTAATAACTTAAGGGAAGAATACGATAGACTGATCACGAAAGTTGATAGTATAGCGATGTAAGAGAAAACAGGATAATTTGAAAGGTAGGTAAGAAATATGTTAAACAAGGAAAATATGTAAAAAACTTGTAGAAATTGCATGAGCTACTGAGAACTTCGCTGTAGACGGGCAAAATAACAAAATATGTGCATGTAATCAAATTAGTTGCGTAAACTGCATATTTTATGTCAAAGAAGATTGTGATTGCACAAATGAACGAATCAAATGGGCTAATTCAGAATACATGAATAAATTGGTCGGCAATGTATTTCGAAGCAAGTCTGATGACCTAAAGGCTTTTTCTGGATTAAAAGTGAAAAAAATAATCCGGGAACTTAATGAAAAGGATTATGACCGGGAGCTTGTTGATAAAACTGACAAAGATGAATCCGGTAACTGCCGATACGAAATTAACTGTATGTATGAAATCGAGTTAGAAAACGGTGAGATTATCAATGTATATGAGGATGAAGTTAATCCAGAATATCATGGAGATTACGAGAAATAACATGAATTGTCATTAGAAAACATCATACGCTGTCTCTTAGAGGCGGCGTATGGTGCAATATGGAAAAACAGAAGATTTTATATTAAGAAAAGGAGAACACATGAATTTACTATCATTTTTTGTTGTAGAAATTCGCCCTGACGGGAGCCGTCTCAGAGTAGCAATTAAATCTAATACTGTTTATAAAAAGATGGTAAAAGAATTATTAGATATTGCATGAAAGAAAATGATACATTTGCAGAAAGTCGTCAGTATGACGGTTTTTTGTTTTGCTCTGAATATTTCATACTAAACATACGAGATGATTTATTGATGGAAAGGAGGATAGAATATAGTGGTCGTCTCATAACTGGTTGTAGAAAATATTTAAATTATAGGAGGATTTAAAATGAAAAAAATATTATGGTTTTCCAGACATAAAATGACACCGGAGCAGAAACTTGCACTTGGGGATGTTGAGATTATGCAAATTAATAAAACAATCAATTCTGCATATGAACTGAAAGATGAGATTGATGAATGCGATATTATTGCAATCGTAGCCCCAATCAATCTGCAGCAACAGTTTCTGAAACTGGCTGAAGGTAAGCCTGTTATCATGGCGGTAAACGATAGAGTTTTAATTGATCAGGAAAATGGTTCAGAATCAAAAGTAGAATTTCGCTTCATTAAGTGGGAGCGGCTTTTAAAAATTGAGGTGCAAAAAGAAGATTTTGCCCCGGTCAAGAAAACCATGCAGTGAGCAAAATGAGAAAACAAAAATTTATCCATGTGAGCTTTGATCCTGTTTCAGACTTCGAGCCAAGAATTCTTTCAAACAGAGCAAAAGATGAAGATGCAATCAAGAAACGCATCTGTTGCATTCTGTCAAAAGGAAGTTTGCAGGATGATGTGATACATGCATTAAATGCATCTCCATGTGCAGGAGAGGTACTGCAAAGAATAGTTAGTCATGGATTTGATCCTGTTTTGCATGTGTATGAATTCCAAAGTACAAAGTATATGTTTCCATGGGAAGTACAAGAATATGTTCCCGATGCGATATATTCTGGAGAATGCTGGTTGCCAGAAAAACCCAAGTCGTTTATCCATAAATGTTATAATGTTTCTAGTTTTAAAACGGAAAGTGTTAAGGATTTTTATGAAAATAAATGGGAAGCTGTTGTGAATATTCAGTTGGAAAAGATGAAGAAAAATGAAACAAATGGGGAAAGGTATTGTCATATTTATGGATTTGGATATAAGTTTCTTCGGGTAGTACATGATATGAATATTTCTTTTAAGACCTTCGCTTTATCTCTTGATTTGTGACATCTTTGGACTGATGCGATGGGAAGCCTCGTCTATAACGCTTGCGTTTGGGCGGGGAGGGTTCACCAAAGTGAAATCATAAGGAATTAAGGTGAAAAAAATAAGATTGTATATTGAAAAAGGAACGTAAAGTCTCTACACTCTTCTGGATGAAGCCTTCACTTCATGCAGTACACAGTTGCCATGGACGTAGTGCTCTGCCTAATCTGATAGACAACTATATTATTTAAAAGACTGTCAATGAACAGTCTTTTTTATTTTTTGCCAACTCTTTCATACTTTATATGTAACGATTTTAAAGATGATGGGAGTAAAAAGAAAGGAGTAATCATATCCCAGTTAGAAACCAATAATAAACAATTTACTAAAAAGGAAAAACAAAATGGTAAACAAGAAAAAAGATACTCATACAGCAATCTACGAGTCTGATGGAGCTACAACAACTTATGGTCATACTTGGAATAATAAAACAGTGACAAAAGAACCAACAACAACTGATGAAAGAGAAAAAACTTTTACTTGCACAAACTGTGGAAAGACATGTATTCTTAATAGGGCAATTCTAAGAATTGTTATCAACTACACAGGAACATCCTTTTTTACAAACAATTCTGATGGCTATTTCCAAGAGCATGAATCATTAGAAAAAGCCAGAGATTTTTTGATCGAGCAGTATGGAACAGATGCTGCGATTGAGGTTGAAACAAGTGTATGATTCAGCTATTGAACAAAAAGATAACTATTTTGTAAAAATTATGAAGCAATACGGCAGATAATATCACAGGAGAAAAATTATGGAAAATAAGTTTTTATCTAAAAAAATGATGAAATCTGCCTTGATTGTGGAAAAACCATTCAGGCTGGAGAAGATATTATCGCTACAGGTCATGTATGGGAAAATGAACCATCCGAAGTTGTAGATGCTGCCTGCGATAAAGATGGTAAAAAAGTCTATCATTATTGGAAATCGTTGTAAAGGTTCCTAAAAAGGTAAAAAAGACTTATGGAAAAGTTTTCAAAGGAATGAATATTAAATAGTTGAAAATCTGAAAGGCAGCCGGCATTATCTATTTATTTTATGGAAGTGCCGGCTGTTGTCAAAGATAAGCATTATCTAAAGTAATTGATAATAAAGGAGGGAAAAATTTGAGATTTGAAACAATAAAAAGATGGGGATTAATGCTCGAAAATATGTGCTACCTCCCATATGTCTTTTTATCGCCAACGGATGCAGAAAGTTTTTAAGAAAATATCCGGAATATGTTAAGAAAAATGTACGAATCGCATCCATGCAGGAAGTACATGTTTCCGAGGATATGCAACTTTTTTATAATGAATTGGAACAGATACGCAATAGAGTAATAACAGAAAATTGCTAGAAAGGAAAATATAATGAATAACAAATTTACTTATACATTTCTTGGAAATCAATATGTGCTGGAGATATATAAAACATCTTATATCAATAATGGAAACTTGGCTATTTCAGCAGTGATTTCCGAAACACAGGAAAGTTTTGATATTTTGACGGTTAATGTTGATGATTTACCATATGGAATGGCTTGTCTGGATACCAATAACCTGCCAGGAATTTATGAAGCTTTAATGGAAGCTGGTTTGATATACGAGACCGGTTTTACTATGAAAAGCGGATTTAATACATATCCTGTAGCATTATTCAATGTAGATGAATTACCTGAATTAGAAGTACAGAATTAATATAGGGTTAAAGCATAGTATAGAAAGGATATCAAAACAATGTCGTTTGAAGAACGCTTAAAATCATTAATGAAAGAAAAAAGAATTACTCAAAATAAACTGGCTGAAAAAATCAGTGTATCTGAAGCATCTGTTCATCACTATTGTCGTGGAGAAAATTCACCTCGCATGGAGATCTTGATTGAACTGGCAAAATTTTTTGATGTCACAACCGATTATCTTTTGGGACTTTCTGATATTAAGAAATACCAGAAAGATGCACAGGTTCGATATGAAGGGTTTGACGAATCGGATTATATTTATTGTCCTATCTGCGGTGAAATTGTAGGATGTAATGATGAATCTGCAGAAGATAGACCGAACTACTGTCCAGAATGTGGAACAAAATTACTGTATTAAGAAGAAGGAGGAAAGTCAAAATGTTTGAATACCATGCAGCAAAAGAAATGAAAAAATTTTTAGATAAAATTGCGGATTGTAAAACAAAAAAAGACCAACAGATGCTTGATCAGATTAAACATTACCTCGACTGGCCGCTTCAGCTTTATGCTCTGCAGGAAGCAGAGTTTCAGTTAAGAAGCTGTTTAGAAGAGAAAGAACAGGTGCTGATAACTGAAGATGTTATCTGTCAGTTAGCGGAAGAACTGTATGAGGGACCAATGGAGGATGGTGAAGAATTTGAGCAGGTAACGAAAAAATTTCTTGATGAAACAGACATTATACCAAAAGATTCACCTTTTAATAAAGAAAAGCAGACCATGAATCTTCTGAGGAGATTTTAGCAGATAGATTTGCGGCGGAATTACTGATGCCTACTCGTCTTTTCTTGCAGAAGTATCTAAATATAATGAATTACTCAAAACAGGATATTGATTACACGATTACGTATCTGTCTACCTATTTTGAAGTAAAAAAAGATAGTGTAAAAAAAATCAGAGAAGTAATAGAGGTTAATAGAAGATGAATAGAGAAGAATTTTTATCAGCATGTGGTGAATGTGAAGTTGGATACAGAGCCCCACTATTGGATTTTTATAGAAATTATGCAGATATTGTTCAAAAAATACACCATAAATATGCTCTGTTAGATGGAGAAAATCAGAATAAGATGCTGGTTGAAAGATTAAAAAACTGGTTAGAACAAAGGGAGTATAGCGATATTGTTTCCACCATAAATGCATTAGATGAAAATTCAGAACAAAAAGTTTTAGGATTCATTCATTTATATGATTACATTTTGAAATCTACGGATGATGATTACGAATTGATTGACCAGTTATTTTTCGTTCCTGGTCGATTTGAGAGAGAGTTTCAACAAAGAAAGTGATGTTATGGGCAACATCTGCATCCGCAAAAAATAGCCGCCCCAGTCCTGACAAAACTAAGCGACTATCTTTGATATCTAAATTGCCAATAGCCTAATAGCGATGCCAACACATTAAAGTTATACATTTTGAGGTGGTTAAAAAATGAGAACAATAAAAACGAATAGAAAATATAAACATTTTAAGGGGAAATATTACCAGGTATTATACATTGCAAAACATTCAGAGACAGGAGAAAAATATGTAGTTTATCAGGCATTGTATGATGATTACAGTATTTACATTAGACCGTATGATATGTTTGTATCCGAAGTGAATCATGAGAAATATCCTGAAGTAAAACAAAAATATCGTTTTGAATTAGTTGAAGAATAATTATAAAGAGCAGCGAATAAGCTGCTCTTTTATATGTAAGAAATAATAGTAATTGTGTCGGCGCAAAATATTATTGACCTGTAGCAATAGAAGTATATGCATCCTGAATTTCTTTTGATTGCGTAGCATAAACACCTTGAAGTTTTTTAGCCCATTCTTCGTATTTTGAGTAGTCATCTCCGTTTTTATTCATAAGATCTGCCATTTCTCCAACACCAATATTACAAATCTCAGCCAACTTTTCAACTTTTGAGTTACAAATTCCGGCGAGAGCATTTACATCTCTGGATTTTTCTGAAGCTTCTTTACTGAGAGCTATGTCTTTTATTCTGCCGGTTAACGGCTATGTTCTAGTGGCTCTATGATGCATATTTGTCAATAATACATGAACATATATTCAGATAAATGGATTGATTTAGAAAGTAAAAAGGGAAACTCCTATTACAGAACTTCCCTTTGAGTTTAATGAAAAATTGAAGATTGTGATTTTTCATCTTCGTACCCGCAATCTTTACAAAATCTTATCATATGTTTATATCTACCAATACAAGCATTATACTCTCCAAAATGATGGAATTTCATTGGCAAATCAGAATCACATTTATCCGAAGATGTATGAACGTGTGTACGTTCATTATAATTTAATTCTATTTCATTAGAAACATATGCAGATACAGATACATTATTCTTATTTACCAGATCCCATTTATATTTTGAACCTTTTACTTTAACAGCATATCCCTCTTCAAATACTTTTCCACAATGTGGACAAACAAATTTATAACGTCCAGACTTTACTTTGATATCTGATAATTTGTACTTATTATCTTGCGTAGTGATCCATGAAAAATCAGAATGTGAACATTTTTCTTGTTCAATAAAAGATCCTACTTTATCAGTGATAGGTGAATAATCAAAAATAGGTGCAGCTGCAGTCAGTGAGAATGCTGTATAGAAAATAAATATAAAACATGATGCTACAGCTATTGGAGTACAATCTATCTTACAATGAAGTATGTATTTCAAAAAAAATGTAATACTCAAACATACAAATATAATAGCAACTGCATTTAATGAAGCTCGGCTAAATCCCTCTGCAACAAAATCAGAATATGAATAATTAGGTTCTGTACCAACAAGATTTACATTATGTTTTTCAAAAAGATTGTTGGTTGCGATGATTGTAAAAATACCTGTCATTACAATAAAAAATAATAACCATCCAGATATTTTACAAATAGACATGAAAGTGTCTTGCTTTCTTACAGGTGCATTCTTTTTTCTTCTTCCCATAATTAATCCTCCTAAGTGGTGTGACTGTATCTACATGATGCATTGTAGCGCAAGCTATGCTGTTTTCTTACTTAATTTTAATCCACGCATCCGCGAGGGATGCGATATAGAAAAAGGGTACTGCATGTCTGCGATTTTAATCCATACACTCACGAGGAATGCGATAAACAATAATGGTGTAGTGGATCTTTTTATAAGGGAAAATCCTGCTACACTTCGATAAGATTTTCGGTAAAGTGTAGCAACTCCACGCATCCGAGGAGAATACGACATAGGTACTTTATTTACAGGCGCACAGTTTGCGCTGTTTTAATCCACGCATCCTCAAAGGACGAGAATATCTCCAAGAAAGGATAAGGTGATAACATATTTTAATCCACGTACCCATGTAGGATACGACTATATCCCCTCTGTTCATGACCGAATTGTGGGCTATTTTAATCCACGCATCCGCGAGGGATGCGACCATGGTTTATAGTGCAAATACCTTCGGATTTCACTATTTTAATCCACGCACCCATGAAGGATGCGATAGTAGCCGATAATCATCCGGCGGTAGTGATTCAATTTTAATCCGCGTACCTCATAAGAGATACGATCCAGAAAATCTTACTGTTTCCCATGCATCATCATTTTGATCTACACACCCCGAGGGTGCGACTGAAAAGTAATTCAGATAACAGATATTTTTTCATCATTTTAATCCACGCATCCACGAAGGATGCGACTAGATATTTCTGATGGATCGTCTCACCATTTTTAATCCACGCATCCATGTAGGATGCGACAGCGAAATCGCATAAAATTGATAGCGATTTTACTGTTTTATTTAGAAAGTTTATATAAAAATTAGGCATTGTCACCTTTCGCATTTCTATTTTTTAGAAAAGCAAGAACAATATTTTTAATTTTTGTAGTGCGAATCTCCCGGGATTCTTGCGTTGCTTCCGATTCGCACCAACTTTCTCATATATAGTATGTCAGAATTTCAGATTGACTGGTTTTTCTGTATAAGTTTTTTGTAACATAACTATATTGCGGTGTTATTAGGAAACCGCTACACTTCGGTAAAATTTTCGGTAAAGTGTAGCAGCTTCACATATCTATGAGGGATGCGACTTTTAACCTTTCTACCTGTAATATTTCACCTGCTGGTTTTAATCCATATACCTCGAAGGGATGACTAAAAGCGTTCCAAATTGTGGTTGACAATCAATCTTTTAATCCACGGACCTTCAAGGACAAAATGTTGTCTGCCCGCATTTTTCAGTACTTCTTTTTAATCCACGCATCCGCGAGGGATGCGACGCATTAACATCCAGCATTCTTACTTGATCAGTAAATTTTAATCCACGCATCCACGAGGGATGCGACAGCGAAATCGTATAAAATTGGTAACAATTTCTCTGTTTTATTTAGAAAGTTTGTACAAATTTTTGATATTTTAATCCTTCACATTTCTATTTTTTAGAAAAGCAAGAACAATATTTCTATTTTTGTAGTGCGAATCTCCCGGGATTCTTACGTTGCTTCCGATTCGCACCAACTTTCTCATATATAGTATGTCAGAATTTGAGATTGGTTGATTTTTCTGTGGAAGTTTTTTAACAGGAAATCTTTTTTATAGAAAAATATTTGTGCAGAAAAATATGATATGCCGATATTCTGACATACTATATATGAATGGAAAATAAAAAATTGGAGATAGAAATGATCGGGAAAACAAATCAAAGGGAAAAATAAAGAAATCATAAATGCTTTGCGGTCAGGAACGATAAACTATGAGCAGTATCAACAAGAATTCCTCTACCCCTTTAGGCTGTGGAATGAATTGTAAAATTCGTGTAACGTCAGTGATGGGCGGAGAAACGGTATCCCCCACTGACAGGAAGCTAAGCCCTGCCGGAAGAAATACCGGCATTCAGTCTCCGCATAAAGGATGCCGGCTGTGGATTAAAACAAAGATTTGCCGCAGGACTTATTGCCAACGGTGGGTGAATTTCTGGAAACAGAATCTGGAGAGCTTGAGGAAGAAATCCTATATTTTGAAGACAGAATGGAGAGTGAGAAAATGGATAAGGGCGCGAATAAAGAAAAGAAGTATCCTAGCTTAAAAGAAAGAATAGAGGAATATTATGGAAAGCCTTTTGAGGAGGTTTGTGCCGAAAGAGATTGTTTTGGAGAAGAAATAAAAGAAATTGATTTTGGAGGACCGGTAGGGGAAGAGTATTGGTAATTCATTGTGAGATCAAATATGTGTATTTTCCTACAAGAAAAAATAAAAGGAGAAAGAGTATGTGTACATTTTATTCGAAAAAATGCGGCATCGGTTGCGTCTTATCAACCAAGGAGTTCAACATTCCGTTGTCTGTGGCTGAATGCTTTCTAAAAATTTTTTCCACAGAAAAACGGGTCGTATTAATTAATATATCATACTTTCTATAGAAGAAAATTTTTGATTCTTATTATTTTTATGGAAAGGAGGAAGTCATGGACAACAAAATAATATAAGGATTCCCCTTCCTCAACAAGAGACTTAAGCAACAGTCGGATTTTCCCGATATTCAGGCTCCGTTAAACTTACCGACTGTGGATTAAAACAAAGGGGCATTGAGAGATTATCTTCCTGAAAAATTTCGATGGAATAAACATATCGGAATATATTTCTATGCTTGGGCTTGGAATATGGTACTCGACCAAGAAGACTGGTAAAATAAAGGTAAATAATATGGAAAAATTAGAGATGGAAAAAGTAATATCCGGATTATTGACAGTGAATGGCTGTGATCCAGAAAAAAATACTTATGTAGATATTACTAGGTTATCTTGCCGATTAGGGTTTAATGTTGGAAATGCCAAGTTAGACGAAAGTGAAGAGGGATTTGTCGCTGTTCGTCCCAGTTCCACCAAACGAAAAGATACATTGGGAGATAAAGTGATTGGAGTAAATAGAGTTAGAGAGGTTGTTTGGAAGCGTTTCATTATTGCCCATGAACTTGCACATTTTGTTCTACATTATAAAATGGGGTCTTTATATCTCCATAAGTATAATAAAAAAGTAGAAAAGGGAACAGAAGAAAAGGAAGCAAGCTATTTTGCAGCAGCCCTTTTAATGCCAAGAGTATCTTTCTCCTTAAAATATAAAAAATGTAAACAATCGGGATTGTTCGGAAATGCTTTACTTTTTCGATTAAGTGCCATTTACAAAGTACCATTAGAAATTGTTGCTTTCCGGATTGAAGCAATAGGGGAAATGGAAAAGGGCAATGACAATGTATGAAGATTTAATTCAGTATTTGGAAAAGAGATATAAGAAGAAATATACGGCACTGGAAGTTGAACATCTGGCAGATTCCATCTTAATTGAAAATAACCCGGCAGAATTAGTTGCTCCAACTCCTGTTGTAAAAATTGTTAATGATTTTGGGTTTAAAGCATTTAAAATAGAAAACCTTGGGGAAGATATTTCTGGCAACATATATATTGGAGGCACTACAGAAAAAGTATTTCATCATGATAAGGTTATTGTAGTACAGGCGAAAGAAGAATTTTATCACCAGAGATTTATTATTGCACATGAGTTAGGACATTATTTACTGGATTATATTGGTAATCCAACTTTTGAACATCCTAAGAAATTCTTTTCAAAAACCTATATTAAAACAGAACATGAATATTCTGAGGATATTCTAGTGGACAAATTTGCAGCAGAACTGTTGATGCCGTCCCGTCTTTTCTTGCAAAAATATATTAATATAATGGATTACTCTCGGAATGATATAGGATATACAGTTACATATTTGTCTGTCTACTTCGAAGTGGAAAAAGATAAGATTATAAAAAGAATTGACGAATTGGAATGCCAGTATTTCCGGTAGGGATTTGCTCTCCACTGACGTTACATGAATTCTATAATGTATCCCGCAACCTAAAAAGGTTGGGGGAATTTTTGTTTTTTATAAAGAAAGGTGGATCGGTTTTATGAAAAAGGTTTCTGCTAAAATTCACTGCGTTCTATCATACTATGTATGTAACAATTTCAAAGATGATGGGAGATAAGAAAGGAGAGGCGATAGAATTTCCCAATCACTAATTACTTAAAACAAATCAAAACAAAAAGGAGTAAACAAATGGTAAAAAAGAAAATTTTAGCAGGTATTTTGTCAACAGTAATGGTATTAACAAGTGTAACCCCAGTTTTTGCAGCTGAAACATGCTCTCATGAGAGCACAGATTATACGAATTATACGAAAGAACCGACTTGCACAGAAGATGGTCGAGGAGATCTTGTATGTATGGATTGTGATGAAATCCTTGAAAAAAATGTAGCTGTTCCAGCATTAGGGCATTCATTTGCCTTTGCAAAGATTACAAAGACTCCGACGCAGACAGAAACAGGCGTTGAGCCTGGAGTTTTAACTGAGACCTGCGATAGATGCGGAGCTGCCGAAGATGTAAAACTTACGAAGTTACCATCTGAATGCGATCATGATAATACAGGTTCTTTTAACTATATTGAAGAGACTTGTACAACAGATGGTCACGAGAACGATGAGATTTGCCTGGATTGTGGAACATATCTTGAAAAAGGAGGAACTATTAAAGCACAGGGACATGTTTGGGATGATGATCCTTCAGAAGAAATAGAAGCTACTTGCACTACAGATGGTAAGAAAGTTTACTCATGTTGGAACTGTGACGAAAAAAAAGTTGAAACTATTCCCGCAACAGGACATTCTTACAGTGAATTTAACACAACAAAGGAAGCTACTTGTGAGCAGGATGGTGAAAAAGAATCTGTTTGTTCCAAATGCGGTGATGTAAAAAAAGAAACCATCAAAGCTACTGGACATCAGTGGAATGATGGCGAGATCACCACTCAGCCAACAACTACATCTACTGGAGTTAAGACCTTTACCTGTAATGTATGCGGTAACACAAGAACAGAAGAGATTGCAAAACTGCCAGAAGAAAGTAAGCCAGATCAGCCAGTCGCACCATCCAATCCGGAAAAACCTTCTACACCGGACGATACCAAAAAGGATGATGGAAAGACTGACAGCACAAAGCCAGCTGTCCCTAAAAAAGATAATACAACCGTTGTAACACCTGCAAAACCTGTCGTAAACACAGTAAAGGTTGGCACAAAATTTGTTGTCGCTGGACATACTTACAAAGTAACGAAGACAGGCAAGGAAGTCAGCTTTATTCAGGCAAAGAAAAATGCAAAAAGAGTTGTGATTCCTGCAACTGTTAAAAGTAAAGGTGTTACATATAAGGTGACCTCTGTAGCGGCAAAAGCTGTAAAAAACAATAAAAAAGTGAAATCTGTAGTAATCGGAGCAAATATTAAGCGTATCAGCAACAATACATTTTACAAATGCCCTGTATTAAAAACGGTAACCATCAAAACAGCAAAACTTACCAAAAAAACAGCAGGTAAGAAAGCGTTTACAAAAGTAAGTAAAAAGATGGTCATTAAAGCACCGAAGAAAATGAAAAAGTCATATGCAAGGATTTTTAGAGGATTAACGGTGAAATAAAATGAGGTAAGCACCATGCCGGAAAAAATACCGGCTGTAGAGTAAAATAAATATTATAGGGAAAATAAGGAGAATTAATTATGTGTAGACCTATTATTGATTTAGTTAAACGGAATGATATTGTAGTAGTATTTGATGTAGACGGTGTTCTTGCACCCTATGAGTGGGGAAGTGAGCAACATGCCATGCCAGATGCAGAATGGGATAAATGCTTAGAAAATAATGAAGACATCTACGCACGAATCACTCCAGTAAAAGAGTTTGTTAATTTTATTCGTAATAAACAACATGGAACCTGCTATGTATGTTCTCGCAGTGCTGATGCAGAAGCCGCTTCTAAGCGCAAATTCTGTGTAGAGAACTACAATATTCCTGATGAGAATATAGTTTTTGTCAAAGAAAAATCAGATAAGTTGATCTTCTTAGAACAGTTACGAGATAAACTTCAGATTCCAGAAAATAAGATCGCTATCGTTGAGGATACGGTAAAAACATTGGATAAAATTGCAAAAGCTGGTGATTATATTACTGTGCATGTATCTTCTTTTTTAATGTGAGATATATCAATATTAAAATTGGTATGGAAATCGTTATTTTTATAATGGCTGCTGGATTATAATAATAAAAATAAAGTCTTTCCTTTTAAGGCCCTCTTTCTATCTGAGAAAGAGGGCTTACATATTAATAAAAAGAGTCAAAAGAGATAATCAAAATAAAATAAATTGTTAGAAATTAATAGAAAAGAGGTATTTATTATGAAAAGATTAATAGTGTTAACATTCGGTTTATTGATGTGCTTTAGCACAGTATCTTCGATTCAAACGGAAGCATGTTCTGATTTAATTGTATCAATGTGTCCGAGTAATCCAGCAGCATATCCGACTTACGGCGGTTGGGAACCAGCACATTTAGGAACGCTTACAAGTTCAAAGAAAGCAACAAAGACTTATGTGAATGAGACAAACTGGAAAACTATCCATACAGAGTATCTTTATAAAACCAAGAAGAAAAATTCTAAAACTATGTATATAAAATATAAAAGAACTCATCTGCGTAAATATAGAATGCATTACAAAAAGAATTCCAAAAAATATACTAAAGATGAGCAAAATAAGGTTATTCTTACAAAGAATGGCTCTTCTTATAAAAAACCAAAAAGTCCTTATAAAAAATGGTGATCTATGTCAATAATATAAAGATAAGGAAGTGATAAGATGAGAAATCCATGCGGAATATGTATGGAAAAGGATCGTTGTCAGGGGATGAATCAACCCTGCAGGCAGAAAAAAATTTTCGAACAATTAAAAAAAGAAGATTTGCAATCGAGCGGTAAATCAAAAAAGTATTTGGAAAGAACACGATTCTAAGAAATATAATGGCGATAATATTTTTTTATACTACTGCAATGCTTAACCCTTTAGTCCTGAAAAAGTTGTCTTTTCAGGACTTTTTGTTATTGTTTTGCTTGTTCTATCATTATATATCTGAGATAAATTGTTGACGAAAAGGAGGTTAAAATATCGAGTCAAAATCTCAATTATATAATAAAATTAGGAGGAATTTATCATGACAAGTTATTTAAGTACAGCAAGAACTTTATTTATGTATGTTAATATTATCTTTTTTACTATTTATATCTGGTATTGTGGCTACTGTAAAGTTTTTTTACGAGAGCAAATTGATGACCAAAGAAATAGTTGTAAATGGATTCATGAAAAGATTAAAGGGATAGAAGAGAAAAAATGGTTATGTAGTGCTTGGCTTAATATTGCGGTATATGTTGTGGCATTATATTATAATGATTTGCAGATGAGGACAACAACATGGTTTTTCTTTTCTGGTATTCTCTTTGCTTACTGTGAAACGGAAAGCTTCAAAGAATTTTCAAATGAACTTAAAATGACAATCCATACTACCATTATGGTGTCTATAATCATGTTTTGTAGTGCCAATGATATTGTAACATATATAAGCAATCAGACCGGAATTCTATTTTTAATGGGGCTTAGATATATTTTTATAAAAATATATCAACGCATGAAAATAGAATATATGGAATATACCGATTTAATAATCGCTCTCGTTTGGACAGGTTTTCTTTTAATCTTTATTCAAAAATTTTTCTTTAATCCAGAATTATATTTACTTGTGGCCACTTGTATAATCTTTATGCTTAAAGACCATATAATTCATACATTTTCGAAGTACACTGCCTATAAAGCAACTTCGTTTATGCTTATAGAGGCACTTATACTAACAATTGGAATATATGGAGGATATCGTTTATTAAGTATAGGGATAAATCCATATTTTTGGATAGCAGTATGCATTATTGCCGAATATTCTCTCTTTCTTTTGGAAACGTATTATTTTATTTGCATAATAAAAAATCAGAAGCTGAATAAAACCACTATCGGGTAAGAGAGACATGTCAATTACCCACTACTTAGCCTAACGGCTTGAAGTAAGAGCTGTATCTTGTAAAAGGCTACCGGTTATTTGATAAAGTCAGATACCCGGGCAGGGAATACTTCATTTTCGGAAGACGAAAAACTGGATTTTTTGATATCCGGACATTATCCGGAGAAAAAGTAAACAAAGGCAGTATCAGCGTGAAGAAACTTACTTTTGCTGATACAGGGAAGAATTATCTAATAGAAAGGAGGACCGTCTGAAGACGGTGGCGAATTCCTCCCCGGCTTAAGAACCCGGGGTATTCTTCGCCTAAATTTTCGATGAAATATATTGGAATAATTATTAAAAATATAAGAAATTTTATCAGAAATTTATGCTCAGAAGATTCTCCAATGGAAGATATAAAGAGAAATTTTTGTAAATATTCTAAAATCAAGAGAGAGTTTGACTCCAAAAAATTACATAGAAATTTTTAAATGTAATTGAAAATCCCGTCATTTGTGGCGGGATTTTTTCTATTTTTTATTTCTCCAGTAAAACAATCATATTAATAATGCCACAATAATTGTTTTATTTTACCGTTTAGGAAATAACGGAGAAAGGAGATTTTTATGAGAAAAAGAGATCTTTTAAAGATTCCATTCATTGCAATTTTATTAACCTTTGTTTTATGTGCTGGAGTTTCTTCTTTAATGAGAGTACATGATAGGAGTTATGCGGATGATGTGGACGTAGATGCTCCAATTTTTATTGATGACAACGATATACCACTTTGATCCATTACTTTGGAGGAATTGTTATGGAAAGAGAAAAAATTAAGCCTTCTTTATTTTATCTTATGTTAGGCCTCATTATTCTTTTATGTCTGAGTAATAAGGTAATCGCGAAAGAAAATACACCAAATTCTTATAATATACCAACGGATTGCTATTTGAAGGTTACTCCACAAAAGAAAAAAACTGTGTCAACACAATCTTCTACGCCGCAGATTACTGTCAAGAAGACGACAAAAGTTACAACAAAAAAAGAAAGAATGAAGAAAACGGCAAAGAAAAATTTTTCAAAAACTACAACAAAGACGCGAAAAAGGAAAAAGGTATCTAAAAATGTTACAGTCTCTACTGTAGTAGAAACGGTAACTGTTACGACAACAAAAATATTGACAAAAAAAGGCTCTAAGATTAGAACAGTTGTAATAAAGACTGTAACAACTGTAAAAACAACTAAAACTACAATAGCTACCAGCAATAATTCTGTAAATACAAATAGTTTAGACAGAGGATTTATGATTTCAAAATTCAGTGATATAAAAGGGCATGTGAATCCTAAAGTTTATAATGCATTTAATGAACTGGGATTTACTTTTAAAATTGATTCACAATTAAAAACAACTGGAGTATTCAGTATTCAAAATCACTGGATAAAATTAAAAAATGGAAGGTCGGCTTATCTTCTTCATGAGTTGGGACATTTTGTATCTTGTTTGAAAGGAAAAAATGGCTCAAAAATAGATACATCTTCTGAGTTTGTGCGTATCTATAATACAGAGAAAAATAATTATGTTGGTTATAACAAGGGATATGTGACAAGAACTTCTTCTGAATTTTTTGCGGAGGCTTTTCGTGATTATACGGACAATCCTATTATTTTAAAAAAATGTTGCCCGCAGACATATGCTTATATGGAGAAAATGGTAAATTCAATCTCGGCAAATGATATAGTTAATTTCCGGAATAGATATGGATGGTGTTGGACGAAAAATTAGAAATTTGTTAACAGAAAATCTTTTTCGTGTTAGATAAAAGGGATTTTTCCAGAGAAGAATTGGATGCAGCATATAAAAAGTTGGAAGATGATCTGATGAACGATAGGATTACTCCTGATGAACATATTACAAAATATAATACCCTTATGAAATTAGAAAATCAACCATTTGGACCTCCTCAGTTACATGAACATATTTAATGATTAAGCTCTCGAATATTATTTGAGGGCTTTTCTAAAAAAACGGTATCTCCACTGAGATGAGGTTAAGCCCTACCGGAAGAAATATCGGTACTGCGGATTAAAACAAAATTTATAAACTTTCTAGTATTCCATCCATCTAGTTTCTAAAGTGTTGTTAGATTTTGTTTTTTCAACATTCCGTTGTCTGTGGCTGAATGCTTTCTAAAAATTTTTCCACAGAAAACGGGTCGTATTAATTAATATATCATACTTTCTATAGAAGAAAATTTTTGATTCT